CGAGGTACTCTCCAGGAGGAACTTTGTAATGACATTGCTAAAGAAATAGGCAAGGCCACAGGCACAGATGACATCGGTGTATATATGCAGATGACACACGGATGTTGTGAGAATCGAGGTATTATGGCACATAGTTCATTGACACAGACAACTGTGCTCAAAGGTGCGTTTAATACAGACGGAAATACAAAGAAAGAATTCTTTGATAATATCAAACTACAACAAGAGTTTGCCCCAAGATAAAGGAGAATCAAATGGCACATTTAGAAAAACTATCAAAAGTAAACGAATCATTTACAGTCAATCGTTATGACAACGGTTTTATGATCGAAGTTAGCGGTCGCGATGATGAAAACGATTGGAAGACAGCAAAGATTATGTGTAGTACACGTGAAGAATTGTTTGCTGTTATTAACGAAGCATTGGACATGGAAAAGGACGACTAAGATGAAATGGCTCTTAAACTGGTTAGAACGACATGATCGAAAACGTATTATTATGGATCGTACTGATCAGGAGCCATACTTAGAGCGTTACTATGTCTTATTCAAAGAGCGTGTAACATTTCCTTACAATGTATTTCTACACAAGTTTTTAAAATCTGATCCAGATGATGTTCATGATCATCCTTGGAACTATGCCAGCCTTATTCTAAAAGGTGGCTATTGGGAATGGCTTCCTATGTTTGACGACCAAGGCAAGAAGGTTGCCGAAGTTAAAAAATGGAGGGGCACAGGAACTTTTAGATTTGGTAAGATGAACACTTATCATCGAATTGAATTAGATCCTGATGTTACAGCATGGACACTATTTTTTGTAGGTCCGAGAAAACGTGAATGGGGTTTTCTTGTTAACAACAAGTGGATCCATTATGAAACATATTTAAACGAGAAGAAACAAAATGCCGGCTAAACATATTATTGATTTTCCAAGTACATGGACATCAACTGATAGTACCCAATTTAAGGTCACTAATGTTGTTGACAAAGAAGACGGAACATGGGTATACTATACTAACCCCGCAACAGGACAAGAATACAATTGTCTAATTGGTGCGTTTTTACAACGATTTAGACAGGAAACAAATTAATGGCAAAACTTAAAGTAGCAGAACTATTTTACAGCGTACAGGGCGAAGGAAGGTACATGGGAGTACCTTCCGTATTCTTGCGTGTGTTTGGTTGTAATTTTAAATGTGCTGGATTTGGCATGCCAAGAGGAGAATTAAGTGATGAAGTCGAAGATATCGCATCTGTTGTACACATGTTTAACGACTATAGAGAATTGCCTCTTGTTAGTACCGGCTGTGATAGTTACGCTAGTTGGGATCCTCGCTTCAAGCATCTTTCTCCTATGCTTTCTACTGATAGTATTGCCGATTCGATTATGGATATACTTCCTCACAAAAGGTGGGAAGACGAACATCTTGTAATCACAGGTGGGGAGCCATTATTAGGTTGGCAGAAACAATATCCTGAATTGTTAGATCATCCTTCAATGGCTGGCTTAAAAGAGATTACATTTGAAACAAACGGAACTCAGCGTCTATCTGATGAATTCAGATCGTATCTATATAAATGGGCAAATAAATTTGGTAGAGAAATTACATTTAGTGTAAGTGCCAAATTACCAGCAAGTGGAGAATCATGGGAGGATGCTATACAACCTAAAGTTGTTTGTGAATACGAATGGTTCGGAACTGCTTATCTTAAATTTGTAGTAGCAACCGAACAAGACATTGCCGACGCAGAATGTGCTGTTGGTGCGTACCGTGCCGCTGGATTTACTGGTCATGTTTATCTAATGCCAGTGGGCGGTGTTGAAAGTGTATATACTTTAAACGCAAAGAATGTAGCACTAGCGGCTATGAAACGTGGATGGCGTTATAGTGATAGACTACAAGTACCGCTGTTTAAAAATGAGTGGGGAACTTAATGAACAAGTTTATTAAACGTATCTTTGGCATAGACAAAATTGAGGCAGAAAAAGCCAAAGCAGAAGAAGCCGCAAGAGTTGCCAAAGAAATTGAAGAACAGGCAGTTATCAAAGCCGCAGAAGCCAAATTATATGCCGAAGCGGAGGCTATGACTCCAAAAGAACGTGCTACTCTTAACAAAGAACCTTGGGTTGCGGTATTAAATACACATGTTAATCAGGATAATATTCGTAACGGGTTCTTTGAACTTGACTGGAACGAGTACTTTGTGTTACAATTAAAAGCAGAGGGCTACAGAGGCAAAACAGACGAAGAGATTGTGGACCAATGGTTCAGCGAACTTTGTCGTAATGTCGGAGCCGAAGAAGGGGTCAATATGGACAGACGAGGTTCTGGCTTTATTGATGTAACAAGTATTGGTAACGGAAGAGCCGAGGTCAGTTAATGACATATATTTTAGTAGACACAGCAAACACATTTTTTAGAGCCAGACACGTTATTCGAGGGTCAACTGAAGACAAAGTTGGCATGAGTATACACACGGTATTGAGCAGTGTCCGCAAAGCATGGAAAGACTTTAATGGTAGCCATGTTGTATTCTGTTTAGAAGGTCGTTCGTGGCGTAAGGATTATTATGCTCCTTACAAACGTCAACGTTCAGATGCTCGTGCCGCACAGACTCCACGTGAACAAGAAGAAGATAAAATCTTCTGGGAAACATTTGATCAGTTCAAAGATTTTATTGCAAATAAGACTAACTGTACTGTTCTACAACATCCGCAACTTGAAGCAGACGATTTGATCGCAGGTTTTATCCAAGCACATCCAAACGATAATCACGTTATTATCTCAACAGACGGCGATTTTGCACAATTGATTGCCCCTAATGTAAAACAGTACAATGGTGTAATGCAGATCACTACTACACACGAAGGATACTTTAATGAAAAGGGTAAACGTGTCATTGATTCTAAAACTAAACAAGAAAAAGCCGCGCCGGATCCAGGCTGGTTGTTATTTGAGAAGTGTATGCGTGGAGACACCTCCGACAATATCTTTAGTGCATATCCGGGAGTACGTGAGAAAGGGACAAAGAATAAAATTGGTCTCCGTGAAGCGTATGCTGACAGGGCGAGTAAAGGATTCTCTTGGAACAACATGATGCTTCAACGTTGGACCGACCATGAAGGTGTTGAACATCGTGTACTCGACGACTATAATCGTAATGTACAATTGTGTGATTTGACAGCACAGCCAGATGACATTAAACAACTTATTCGTGAAACAATACAGGCTTCTAAAGATGCCGAAAAGAATCTAAGCCAAGTTGGTATTAGATTATTAAAATTCTGCGGTGAATATGACCTACAGAAGATAAGTGAACAAGTTCAAAGTTATGCTGAACCATTAAGTGCGAGGTATGTAAATGAAACTAATTAATGCTAAACCTATCATCGACGGAAAATGCTGGATCCTTGAACAGGATGGACAGAAAATTGGCACCCTACGCAAAGAAAAGAAAATCTATAGTGTAGATAAACAAGGTGTCAAATTAGAAGTAGGCACACTTGACGAAGTTATTGAAAAGTTAGGTGTTCAATTTGAGCAGTATTCAAAAGTCAAAGTACAGCCTACAAATAACCAATATTCTGTTTATGACTATCCCTGTAGTTCTAAACCCTACGGACCGTTGTACAACGTAGTTAAAAAACTGCCTATCTACGCAAAGAGCACAAAGAGCAAGAGTCAGTATTGTGCTGGATATTATGTTATTCAATTCCGCAAAGGTTGGGTAAAATCATTCTGCCCTAAACTTATTACTCTCGAACGTTATCCGTTTAAAGGTCCGTTCAAAACAGAACTCGAAATGAAAACAATTTTAAACTCAGTAGGGAAACAAAATGACGAACCCAATACGCCCACTTAACATAATACCTATTGAAAACTTTATCAACAAGTCTAAAATAGCCTACAAATCCAAACAAAAATCTGTGACACTCACTATTGACGAAGCAGTTCAGTTGACAGAAAGTATCACCATTGCTATGATACGATTGGCAGGTGTACAAGAAGAACAACTTCAACAGACTCCCTCAGAAGAAGTAATTACCGTTAATATGGACGGGGGCGGTTTACGCTGATCTGTAATAAATAAGTGCGTACATTTGGAGCGCACTTATTATGAGCAGGCCTAAGCCAACCGTTTTATTAGAAATAACAAACAAAACTAATTATAAAACAGAACAAGTTTTAGAAGCCGATGCCATTTGGGCTGTTTTTTATAAAGATAAACCTGTCAATTTGAAAACCAGCAGTATCTTGGCCGCCGAAGTTGGACCCAAATATAAAAAGGTTAGTTTTTCAAACAGCGGACACGCATTCAATCTTGCCGAAAAACTTAATAAAACCTTTAATTGCCAGGACTTTTCTGTATATAAACTAACTACAGGTAAGAAAGTCCAAGATGAATCAGAAAATTGAACTAACCAAATACATAGTTAATTGCTTAGGTTATCCTGACGACATCAAAACATTCAAACGATTTATTGCTACATTTTGGGTGAACCCACGAATCAAAGAAAAAGGCGGGCTAAGACTAACCGATCAAGGGTTTGAAGCATTTAGCCAACACTTGAAATCCTACAAAGTGGATATGGAAGACAAGAAGCAGGTGTTCGAGAACCGACATATACTTTGGTTAGACAAATACATAGATTCGCCATTTTATATAGACCGAAAAAGTGTATATGTATTCAGCGAGAAAATGGCGGTACAATTGGTTCTTTTCTCCGGAAATTTGGTTAAATTCGGATACGCAAAAGACAAGAGTAGCAGAAAAGCCACAGACAAAGTCTCGGAATAGTAGTATACTAATAATACTGTGAAAGACACAGTAAAACACTACTTTTTTAAGGATACAAAATGGCAGAAAAAATCAGTACCAATCGCACAGTTTCTCCAAACGAAGCAAAAGCCGCGGTTCGTAAAGCAATCAAAATTCAGCGACCAATCCTCCTTTGGGGTGCCCCAGGTATTGGTAAGTCAGATATCGTTAAGCAGATTGGCGATGAGCAAGATCGTGAAGTTATCGATGTTCGCCTTTCTTTGTGGGAACCCACTGATATCAAGGGTATCCCATATTACAATAGTGTAGAAAACTCAATGACGTGGGCTCCTCCTTCAGAGTTGCCTACAGATCCAGAGTCTACTGCTATCTTGTTCTTGGATGAGTTGAACTCTGCGGCACCTGCTACACAGGCGGCGGCGTTCCAATTGGTGCTTAACCGTCGTGTTGGCACATACAAATTGCCAAAAGGTGTTTCAATCGTTGCCGCTGGTAACCGTGAAACAGACAAAGGCGTCACTTATCGTATGCCAAGTCCATTGGCTAATCGTTTCGTCCACTTGGAATTGCGTACAGACTTTGAAGACTGGCACCAGTGGGCTGTTAACAACCGCATTCATGAGCAGGTTGTAGGTTATGTGGGCTTTGCCAAAGGCGACTTGTACGACTTTGATCCAAAGAGTTCCAGCAAGTCATTTGCTACTCCACGTTCATGGAGTTTTGTAAGCGAGTTGTTGGAAGATGACGACTTGCCAGAAGGTACATTGACAGATTTGGTGTCAGGTGCTATCGGTGAAGGCCTTGCTATTAAGTTTATGGCACACCGCAAGGTAGCCAAACAGATGCCTAAGCCAGAAGACATTCTGTCAGGCAAAGTTGAGAAAGTTAACATCAAAGAGATTTCAGCGATGTACTCTTTGGCAATTAGCCTCTGTTACGAGCTCCAAACCGCAGACCAAAAGAAGGTCAAAGGTTGGGACAGTATGGCAGACAACTTCTTCAAATTTATGATGGACAATTTCCCAACTGAGTTAGTTGTAATGGGTGCCAAGATTGCTCTCACAAATTATAACTTGCCATTTGATGCTTCCAAATTGAAGCATTTTGACAAGTTCCATGACAAGTACGGAAAATACATCATACAGGCGATGGAAAATTAAAAACGGGCCCTTAGGGGCCTTTTTTACTTGCTCTTTTAAGAAAAAGAGTATATAATAATATATACACTACAGAAAGGTTCTTATGACTACTACAGCAACAGAAAAATCCAAAAAAGTAAAGCCTGCCAAAGTCTTTACACAGAGCGAAAAGAACAAGATCATTGACAAGTTGATCACAGCCCGTGTTGGCTTATTGTTGCGCCATCCATTTTTTGGCAACATGGCTACACGTATGAATTTGATCGACGCTTCAGAGTGGTGCCAAACACTGGCAACAGATGGTCGCAATTTTTACTTCAACTTAGAATTTGTTGACAAGATGAATCCCAAGGAGTGCGAGTTTGGTTTCGCACATGAAGTTCTACATAATGTGTTTGATCACTTAGGTCGTCGTGACAATCGCGATCCTATTCTATCCAACATTGCCGCTGACTATGCTGTCAATCAAATTCTAAAAGATGAGCGTATTGGTGTTAGTCCAAGTTGGATCAAGATCTACCAAGACAACAAATACCGTGGTATGAGTTATGAGGAGATCTATCAACATCTTTTTGACAATGCTACTAAGATTGACCTAAGTGCCTTAGGTGAACTGTTAGACGAGCATT